ATTATACTTTATCTTGTCTTGATTTTCTTCTTTCTTTATCTCATTTACAATTTTGTCAATTATTTGTTGACTGGCTTGGCTAATAATGCCAGACATAGAGATTTATTAATAAACTATAATATAGTGATATTAATATTATTGTTTATATTCTTGCAGGGTAATATACAGTCACTTAAATCAAGTTGTATTAATTAAATAAGTAAAATGAATAATTCAGAACAGAATTACTGTGATAACGCTTTTATTCCTCAAAAATATCTAGAATCACTAAGCAGAATTTGTGATTTACTAAAAATGAATAAATTCTATGTATACGATGTGAATAATAAAATTAAAATTACAAGAGAACAGGATTTACTCAATACATTATTAGATATTAATAAATGCAAAAAATTTTTTACATTACTTTGTAATGATGAATACAATACCGATAAAACATTTACAAAGGAAAATGAAGAAAATTTTTTTAATACCATCGAAATTTTTAATAAGACACTTGATATTTGTCTAGAATACCATGGTGCTATGTCACTTTCTTTCCATAATTTTTTTAATATATTTATCAAAGATTCAACAATGCACTATGTCTACCAAGCTCTACGATGTGAAATTCAACCCAATTTATCAAATTATATTAGAATTTCATCAGATGGTACCAAAGTTCATATTAATTCCAATAGTTATTTACAAGCCGCTTATTTTGGAAGAACAGATATAATGGATCTTCTTGAAAGATATTATCCTAGTATCATTGATTCAATTGATGAGACTAGTAGAGCTACACCTTTAGTATTCCTTCTCAAATATCTTCATCGTTCACCTACAATCAGCGTCCAGACACCTTTTTTTGCCTATGAACGAAGATATAATTCTATTAATTTTTCTAAAAAATACAAAAGAGTGATGTCTCAAGAAAAACACTTCCATCATTGGATAACTCATCCATCTAATACTTTAAATTCATATGATTATTCCTTTTATAAAACAAGTCAATTGCTAATATGGTCCAGTTTATGTGGTTTTAATAAATATAGTTTACCACAAAATGAAAGAATTAACTATTTTAATCGCGAAATAGAAATGAGTTCTCTCATTAAAAATAATAGAAAAAAATTAGTTCGTAAACTCGTGGACTATGAATTAGATCCAATTTTTTTTCCATATAATTTATTCAAATTAACTAAAGATCAACTAATATTAAATTTAGTTGAAAATCATATCATACCTGAATTTGAAAGTAAGCAGTTTGAAGATAAAGATGATTCTATAAGTCCAATTTTATACAAAAAACTTATTATTACTAAATCAGATAAAGACTACAATAACTATAACTAAGGTTAGATTACCTAAATATAAAAATTACATTCACTATAATAAATCAGAATAGATTTATCATTTATTTTAATTTTACTAAATCAATATGAGACATAACGCAATTTGTTTACCTAATGACGAAGTAGATGTTGAACGCTTAAGTTTTAAAACACCTGAAAAAATAAATATTGGTTCGCGTAGATGCAATTATGCTGATTCCAATTATAGATATATTAAATCAGAATTAGATAATTTTAGTCCACGTATTCTCAATATTTATAGAGATAATCTTAAATTGATGACTGAGTTGCCTATTGTTAAACTTAATAAAGCTCTTAAAATTATTAAAAAAAGAGCTTTTGTTGACTTATCAGTACCAATAAAGGAATCGAAATTTATTGAACTCATGCAAGATTGTGAAGAAGTGGGATTTATGACTGCTTTTAAAAAGAGTAAAGAATGGTTTGATACAATCTTGTCACAAGATACCCTAGAAGAATATTTCAAATCAAATTTAACACCAATTTCTGATAATGCTTTTAATATACGACTCAGTGTTCCTTATAATGTAGAGGCTAATGAAATCGCTTTACGAGCTTATGATTCTAAGGGAAATACTGTTAATATTGATGATTTAACTAAAGAATATGAAATACGTGGTGTAATTAAATTGAATGGATTAATATTCTTTCAGCAAGAATTTAGACTTGATTGGTCACTTGTCAGAATTAGAATTAATACTCCTAAAATTAAAGAAGATGTTAAATTAATTTCTAGTTTGGAAGGTTATGAAAGTGAAAATATAAATGATGAAGGTGAAAATATAAATGATGAAGGTGAAAATATAAATGATGAAGGTGAAAATATAAATGATGAAGGTGAAAATATAAATGATGAAGGTGAAAATATAAATGATGAAGAATTAAAAAAGGAAGTTGATGATAACAAAGATTATGATTCAAAACAGTACGGTGGATATGAAGAATACGAAGTTCATGATTATGAAGATTCTTTTAAAAATGTAAATATTAAGGAAATTAATGAATCTTTATTAGAAGCTGAGGAAGATAAGAAAACAGAATTGGATACAGAAAAAAAATCTTTAAATACAAATATTCTTTTGTCAGAAAGGAAAAAAGAAATTGAACCAACACTTGTTGAAGAATCCGAAGAAGAAATTGATATGTATGAATTGGCAGAGAATTATAATTTATTACCTTCCTTTGTCAAGGATTTACTACAATCGAGTACAGATTTTAATGAAATAAAAGCATTTAATGAAAAATTGGAAAAAGAATCCGAAAGTTTAACTGAAGAAGTTGGTGATATAGATCAAGAAGAAGTTGGTGATATAGGTCAAGAAGAAGAAGTTAGTGACGTAGGTCAAGAAGAAGTTAGTGATGTAGGTCAAGAAGAAGTTAGTGATGTAGGTCAAGAAGAAGTTGGTGATATAGGTCAAGAAGAAGAAGTTAGTGATATAGGTCAAGAAGAAGAAGAAGTTAGTGATATAGGTCAAGAAGAAGAAGAAGTTAGTGATGTAGGTCAAGAAGAAGAAGAAGTTAGTGATGTAGGTCAAGAAGAGAATATATATTCTGAATATGATTTTTCCGATGAAGAGGAAGAAATCTTTCACGAAAGAAAACCATATGAGCGTCGTAAATCTCAAAAAATCAGAATAATAACACCAAGAGGTGTTGTTTATCGAAATCGTCGTAAGAATTTGTAAAACATAGTTAATTTTTTTATCAACTCATTATATATTAAGAATATTACTGCTAAGATGAAAGTAAACCGTACTTGGCTTCTAGTTATTGTTATTATCGTCGCCGTTGGCGTTCTTTATCTTGTTAACCATTTTACCAGTTCATCTCAACCTATCCCCAATCATGGTGAGATGTCCTATCCTTCCGATACTATGGAATACTCTCAAGACGAGATGAGCGCCGAAGTAAGTGAAGTTCAACCCAACGATAATATGATCATGAACGCTAATGCTCCCGAACACGCTCAAACTAATCAGAGTGAAGTTCCTCTTGACAAGCAAATGCAGGAAAGCATGACTGCTGGTACCGCTCCTAAAGACCAACTCACACCTGATGAGCTTCTTCCTCAGGGTCAGGCTGATCTTTGGGCTCAAGTCTACCCTGAAGGACAAGGTTCTCTCAAGGACGTAAATTTCCTTCAAGCTGGTCATCATATTGGTATCGACACTGTTGGTAATCTTAAGCGTAACGCCAACCGTCAACTTCGTTCTGAAGTTCCTAATCCTCAAGTTCCCACTGGTATCTGGCTTCAGAGTACCATTCAGCCTGATCTCATGCGCCGTCCTCTCGAGGTTGGTGGCTGTGCTTAAATACATTATTTACTATAACGCTAAAAAATTTAAACAATAATTTAATTTTGTTAAATTGATTGATAATACAGAGTTATTAATCAATGTTAATTATAAATTTCGCCAACTACTTTTCTTATCGTGTTGTACATAACAAGATGTACAAATATAAAAATTACCTTTTTTCTTTTTATGACGACGTGCCCATTCTACTTCATTACCACTAAAAGGTAATTTGGGGTTAAAAAAATACTGTTCATCGTATTTATTATTTTTAAGAGCAGAAGCATGAACAGCGAAACAAAAACCATTTACATAATCAGTAATTTTTTTATAGTTAAAATGTGCGTATAGACGATTACTTTTTATAAATTGATTTCGAAGAGCATTTTTTAGATAACCAGGTTGATTAGTTAATGGTCCAACCATTGCATTATTTTTAAAACCAGATAACATGATTAAATCATTAATAGTTTCATTGACAAATGCATCGTTGTTTAAAAATAATATAACGTGACAGTTATTATTCAGTGCCATTTTAGCTCCCATATTCCATGTACCTGTTAATCCTCCATTAGCGGTTTGATCATTAATTCGTGTATAAGTCACATGTTTATCTTTATATTTTTCAGTGATTTTACATGTCCAAGGATCAGAACTTTCATTATCAAATAAAAATACCTCTTTAGGATGATGAATGTGTTTCAAACATGCATCAAGACACATTTTGCACATTTTTTGATTATTATTACCATGTGTAGTTATAACTATTCCAACTTTAAACTTTTTTTTAGGTATTTTTTTATCATAAATTCTGCTCAAAACTAATGTATTATTTCGGAAAGGATTGCCTTTGTAATTTTTGAGTTGTTCTTTTATGGTTTTGGGTTTAGTCGTTTTAACTTGTTTAATATTCTTTACTTTCAGGATGGGAGTGAATTTTAGAGACTTTGTATGTTTTACTTGATTTTTTGCGACCACTAAGTTATTATTAACTTGATTGATCTTGGGTACGTTGATACCGGCTATTGGAACATTAAGGTCAGTTATCACATTTATTGGAGTTTCCAAATTTATTTTACTGACTTTAATTTCGTGAGTTTTGGTTTTATATGGTATGATACCCTGAGGAAGATAGGTTAGATTATCTTTAAATTGTCGTACTTTTTTAACTCTTTTTTTTTTATTAACCATATTTTCCTAATTATATTTAATTATAATGTATAAAATATTAAATATTGGATGGATACTGCCTAATGCTCAATGAACTAATAATAATAAAGTAACGACATATTAAATTTATTCCAGATAAACGCTATAAAAATAATTATCAGTATTAATTTATTACAAAAAAGAATCGATAAAATTAAACCTCACCATAATGAAATAGAAATATGTGATTGTTGGAATTATTGGAAAAACAAACAAGAAGGACATATCTCTTTGATGAATCTAATTATGACAATTTCGAATAAAATTTTCAATTGCGTTGATTAATTAAAATTGATTTATTAAATTTATAATAATAATGAAAAAATATTATAGATACTATAAATAATAAGTGATTTAATACAAATATAATGTTTCGTTCATATGTATATAATTATAGGTCGTTTTATCAGGTACACAAAGCTTGTCAATTTAAAAATAATTATTTAATGTCTACACTAAAACAAAGCGAAATTAATAATAGTGTAGACAAAATTTGTGAAAATAATAAAATAAGAAAAGAAAAGGAATCGAGTTCCATATCTAACTTAGAAAGAGACAATAGCAATTTTGAATTAAAACTTAAACACGAACATAATTATGTTGAACATC